AAGAACGATGCAATGCATTATTCTTTAGGTCAGCAAGTATATGGTGGTCACGTTATATCACATATATTAGAAGATACTGAAGATAATTCTTATAATATTCATATAAAGAAAGATGATGAAATATTGCCGTGGAAGAAGTTTAATTCTAACATGGCAATATCCATCGAGTACGACTTACAGTATTAATGAACTCATTATACGACTTTGTAGTTAGACCTCTTGGAAAAGAATATTCTAACGATATAAATATAGGTGGCATAAAGTTAATTTTAAACACTAAGATAGAAAGTTTTAAGTTTGTAAATAACTTAGCTGTCGTTGTTTCAATTCCTCTAGCTTATAAAACACATATTAATGTTGGCGATATAATAGTTATACATCATAATGTGTTTAGAACTTTTTACGATATAAAAGGTAAAAAGAAAAAAAGCAGGTCTTGGTTCAAGGAGGATTTGTATTTCTGTTCTTTAGATCAAGTTTATTTATATAAGAATAAAAAAGACAATGATTTTAAATCTATAAACAATAGATGCTTTATAAAACCATTAAAATCAAAACGCAAGTTTAGCGTAGATAAAGAGCAAAAGCTTATTGGTATATTAAAAATAGGTAATAGCTCGTTAGAAGCCGCCGGTGTGCGCGAGGGAGACCTTGTTGGTTATACCCCGTATGGAGAGTATGATTTCATTATCAATGATGAAAGATTGTACTGCATGAAATCAAATGATATTGTAATTAAATATGGAGATAAAGAAAACCAAACTGAATATAATCCAAGCTGGGCAAATAGCGGTTGATGAATTAATAAAGGTAGCTAAAGAACCTATTGTAGACTCTGGTGATGACATATCAGCAGATCGTTTAAAAAACGCAGCAGCAACAAAAAAACTAGCTATATTTGATGCTTTTGAAATACTAACAAGAATTCAAGAAGAGAAAGATATATTAAATGAAAAACCTAAAGAAGTGAAAGAAGAAAAAGCTTTTAAAGGTTTTGCTGAAGGAAGGTCTAAAAATGTATAAGCAAAGTTTATATAAAATATTAGATAATTATATTAACGCTAAAATTCTTAAAAGAAATAATAAGTATAAGAAGTGGGAGTATGGTTATAATGAAAAGCATGATATTGTTATAATATCTAAAGATGGTACTATAGGTGATGTATATGAAATAGATAACTTAAAAATAGCATTACCATCTACTCCAGAGAAGGTTGTTAATTTAGGTAATAAAAAATGGAGCAAGGTCGATCTACCTATAGAATTTAAAAATATAAAAACAATATTCGATTGGGAGGAATATCCTATAGAATTTAAAGAAAAATGGTATGATTACATCAATGATGAGTTTAATAAAAGAGAAAAAGGTTTTTGGTTTCTTAATCAGAACAATTCTACTTATATTACTGGTACTCACTACATGTACTTGCAGTGGTCCAAGATTGATGTTGGGAAACCAGACTTTAGGGAATCAAACAGATTATTCTTTATATTCTGGGAAGCTTGCAAGGCCGATATTAGATCCTATGGGATGTGCTACCTTAAGAACCGTCGATCTGGATTTTCTTTCATGTCATCAGCTGAAATTGTTAATCTTGCAACAATATCCTCTGATTCACGGTTCGGTGTATTGTCCAAATCTGGACAAGATGCTAAGAAGATGTTCACTGACAAGGTGGTACCAATCTCTGTTAATTATCCGTTCTTCTTCAAACCCATACAGGACGGAATGGACCGTCCAAAGACCGAGCTTGCCTACAGGGTCCCGGCCTCGAAATTTACCAGGAGACGACTCGATTCCAAGGATAGATCCAAGCAAGAAGCCCTTGAAGGTTTGGACACGACCATCGACTGGAAGAACACGGGTGATAACGCCTACGATGGGGAGAAACTCAAGCTCCTCGTCCACGATGAATCGGGGAAGTGGGAAAGGCCGAACAACATCCTCGACAACTGGAGGGTTACGAAAACCACCCTTAGATTAGGTAGTAGAGTAATTGGTAAGTGTATGATGGGTAGTACCTCAAACGCTTTAGACAAAGGAGGAGATAATTTTAAAAAATTATACTACGATTCAGATGTTACAAAAAGAAACGCCAATGGACAGACTCGCTCAGGACTATATTCTTTGTTCATTCCTATGGAATGGAATTACGAAGGATACATTGATTCTTATGGAATACCTGTCTTCGACACACCACAGAAAGCAGTTACAGATCCGCATGGCACGAAAATAAAACAAGGTGTAATAGAGTATTGGCAGAATGAAGTTGAAGGATTAAAAGGAGATCAAGATGGTTTAAATGAATTTTATCGTCAGTTTCCAAGAACAGAGGAACACGCTTTTAGAGATGAAGCTAAGCAATCTTTATTTAATCTAACTAAGATATATGAGCAAATAGATTGGAATGGAGATTTAAGACATAGCAACTTGGTAACTCAAGGTAATTTTCAATGGGAAAATGGAATAAGAGATACTAAAGTTATTTTTGTTCCTCATAATAAGGGTAGATTTTATGTGTCTTGGATACCATCTGCACATTTACAAAATAAAATTATAATAAAAAGAGGTTTAAAATATCCAGCTAACGAGCACATGGGTGCTTTTGGTTGTGATAGTTATGATATATCAGGAACAGTAGACGGTAGAGGATCTAACGGAGCTTTGCATGGTTTAACTAAGTTTAGTATGGAAGATGCACCAGCTAACCACTTTTTTCTTGAATATGTAGCTAGACCTCAAACTGCAGAAATATTTTTTGAAGATGTATTAATGGCGTGTATATTTTATGGCATGCCAATACTTGCAGAGAATAATAAACCTAGATTATTATATCATTTTAAAAGAAGAGGATATAGAGGTTTCGCAATGAACAGACCAGATAAACTTAAATTATCTGTAACAGAAAGAGAGATAGGTGGAATACCTAACTCTAGTGAAGATATAAAACAAGCACATGCTGCTGCAATTGAATCATATATTGAAGATTTTATTGGCATAAAAAACAATGGTGAACACGGTGAAATGTATTTTCAAAGAACACTAGAGGATTGGGCCAAGTTTAATATTAATAATAGAACAACACATGATGCTTCTATAAGCTCTGGTTTAGCAATAATGGCTTGTAATAAAAACAAGTATAGACCTGTAGCACGTCTAGAGAAAAAAGTTTTTGATCTAGGAATAAAAAAATACAGTAATAACGGTCTTATGTCAAAAATAATTGAATAAATGAAAATATACACTAACTCAAATAGCGCATTTCCAAGTCAGGTAGTACCAGACGTAGAAAAAGCTACGTTTGAATACGGTTCGCAAGTAGCTTCTGCTATTGAGACAGAATGGTTTGGTGCGGGTAGAACTAACGGTAATAGATACTTGACTAGTTTTAATAACTTTCATCATCTTCGTTTATATGCTCGTGGAGAACAGTCCGTTCAAAAATACAAAGATGAATTATCTATTAATGGAGATTTAAGTTATTTAAATCTTGATTGGAAGCCAGTACCAATACTTGCTAAGTTTGTAGATATAGTTGTAAATGGTATTTCTAGTAAAGAGTATGATATAAAAGCTTATTCACAAGATCCTGAGTCAGTAAAACAAAGAACACAATACGCAACTAACGTTGCAAAAGATATGTTTGCCGCTGAGCAGATCCAAAAAGCTCAACAAGATTTAGGTATAAACATGTCTTCATCAAACGTGCCTAAGGATCAGTTACCTGAAACAAAAGAAGATTTAGAGTTACACATGCAGCTGTCATATAAACAGTCTGTAGAAATAGCTGAAGAAGAGGCTATATCAACAACATTAGCAAACAACAAATGGGAGTTAACTAAAAGAAGATTAAATGAAGATTTAGTTGTATGCGGAATAGCTGCTGCTAAAACTAATTTTAATAAAGCCAATGGAATAACATTAGATTATGTAGATCCAGCTTATTTAATATACTCTTACACAGAAGATCCAAACTTTGAAGATATATATTACGTTGGTGAAGTTAAATCTATAACAATACCTGAACTTAAAAAACAATTTCCAGATATCTCAGAAGATGAATTACAAAGAATTCAAGAGATGCCTGGTAACAAGCAGTATATAACTGGGTGGGGTAATTATGATAATAATACTGTACAGGTTTTATACTTTGAATATAAGACTTATACTAATCAAGTTTTTAAACTTAAAAGAACTGACCAAGGATTAGAAAAAATAATCCAAAAAACAGACGAATTTAATCCACCAGAAAACGATACATTTGAAAAAGTATCTAGGTCTATTGAGGTTCTTTATTCTGGTGCTAAAGTTTTAGGTACAAACACAATGTTGAAGTGGGAGCTAGCTGAAAACATGACTAGACCATCAGCTGATACTACTAAAGTAGAAATGAACTATACTATTTGTGCACCTAAAATGTACAAAGGTAGAATAGAATCATTAGTGGGTAGATGTACAGGTTTTGCTGATATGATACAAATCACTCATTTAAAAATGCAACAAGTACTATCGCGTATGGTACCAGATGGTGTATTTTTAGATATGGATGGTTTAGCTGAAGTAGACTTAGGTAATGGTACAAACTATAATCCAGCAGAAGCATTAAACATGTATTTTCAAACTGGTAGTATAGTTGGTAGATCACTAACTCAAGATGGAGATCCCAACAGAGGTAAAGTACCTATACAAGAACTACAGACATCAGCCTCTGGCGCTAAGCTACAATCCCTAATACAAACATATCAGTATTACTTACAAATGATAAGAGATGTCACGGGATTAAACGAGGCGCGTGATGGTAGCATGCCTGATAAAGATGCCTTAGTTGGTTTGGCTAAAATGGCAGCTAATCAATCTAACATAGCTACAAAACATATAAACAACGCTAGTTTATACATAGCATTACGTATATGTGAAAACATATCACTAAAGATAACAGATGTATTGAACTTTCCTTTAACTGCTAATAGCTTAATAGAAAGCATATCTCTTTATAATGTAGAAACATTAAGAGAAGTTCAGTATTTAAACTTGCACGACTTTGGTATATTTTTAGAATTAGAGCCAGACACAGAAGAAAAAGCTCAATTAGAACAAAACATACAGATCGCGTTGCAATCTGGTGGTATTGATTTAGAAGATGCTATTGATGTTAGACAAATAAAGAATCTAAAGTTAGCTAATCAACTTTTAAAACAAAAAAGAAAAAAGAAATACAAAAGAGACCAAGCGGCTGCTCAAGCTAATATACAAATGCAAGCTCAAGCAAATGCTAAAACAAATGAACAAGCTGCGTTAGCTGAGGTTCAAAAACAACAAGCATTAACTGAGCAACAAGTAAATTTAGAAAATGCAAAATCTCAATTTGAGATACAAAGAATGCAAGTGGAGCTAGAAGGTAAAAAACATTTAATGGCTCAGCAGTTTGAGTATGATAGACAATTAGCTGAAATTGAA